TTCGACCATGGTGACCAAAGCGTGGAGGTGGGAACCTCCGTCGGCATGAAGCTCGGAGCATACGGCAACATATTTGGTGGGGCGGAAAGCAACAAGAAAAGCGAGAAGAGTATCCTTTGGCACAGGACAGCGGGAGTAAGTCAAGAAGATGTTCTTGCTTGCGATGCGGAAAGTGTTTGTGCGTTGATTAGGCATACCAAAAAAAAATTAATGGACACCAGAAGAGCAGGATAATAAGATTCCCCTGCTCGGCAGTGTCCGTGCCCACCTTATATACTTTTTGGGGGTGGCTCGTGCGGCGCCTGGTGCCTGCGCGGGGCCGCTAGTGATCGCCCAGTGGTAGCTAGGCGACTCGACATTAATTTAATTAAATTAATCCAAAGTTCTAAAGTATTTCCTTCCCGGACTCGGCCGTTTAATTAATTTCTTAACTCACACACAATTATGGATATCGAAGCAAATAGATATCGCCCCCGTAACCCATTTCATCCCGGTATTCGTGCAGCTTATACCACAGGTCGTTTGTTATACAAAGCTTTTCAAGGAGTTTCAGGAAATCCCCTTGTAAAAAAAGCTACCAAGTATTTTGCCGACAAACAAGCTAGTGCGGCGTTCTACAAAAATCGAAAAATGCCCCCTCCCAAAAGAAAACTTAGTTATGCCCAAGTTGCCCGTAAAAAACCTCGTACGACTATTAATAGGCCCGGTGGTGCGCGTGTTCTCCGCATTAATCAGAGGCCTGCTGTGTTCCAAAACTCAAAAGTCGCGGTCGCACGAGCCACCCGAAAACAAAAATGGAGTGGTGGAGTTGGTGGAACTGGATTCGTGGGAAAGTTCAAACGACCTACTCGAAGAGGAGCTAATGTTGATGCTAAATACGTACGTACCGGAGCATCACTTCAGTACGAAAACTCTGGCACGGTAACTGATGCCAACTGTGTATATGTTGGACACTCAGTTATTCCTGTATCGAAAGCTGTATTGGTCACGTGCATGGCTGTATTACGCCCCATGTTCGAAAAAGAGGGCCAACAAATCAGTTCACCTGAGGTTGCCATCGGAGATTCAGGCCTATACGTTATTGATTATTTCCGTAGGAGTGCGGCTACCGGCATCGGCGGTTTGCCTTATCATACTTATGTAAATGCAGTTGGATTTAACTTACAAGAATGTGCGCAAGATATGGCTACAAATGTTATCTTGCCCCTTTATACCCATGATATCAATGAGGATTGGTTCTTATCGGAGATTAGATTGCGTCGAACCAATTCTACGCCTGTGTTCCCTATTTTTCAAAGGGTTGATGTGCAAATGTTGACTCTGCATATTAAGGGAACATCTGCAATGAAAGTGCAGAATCGCACAGCTACTACAGCTGGTGCAGAAGCTGATGATGTTGATAATCAGCCACTTAAGGGAAAAATCTATGAAATGAAGGGATTGCAGCCTGTATACACTGGAGAAGGTGCTGTTGCATTCCCTGTTGGGAAGTCTACTGGTGTGAATCTCACAGTAGCTGGTACATCTAATATTTTGAAGGACCCGCCACATCCTAAATTATTTGGTGCCAAGAAGGCCGCAAATATTATGATTAACCCTGGTCAGATAAAGTACTCAACTCTTAAATATGAGCGCACCTGTGATTTGGACTGGTTCTTCAAACAGGCCCAATTACCTAGTGCTGCTAGCTCAACCGTTTTGCGTTCTACGTTGGGAACCAACAAGCTCTATGCTTTCGAAAAAATGATCAATGTTGGAACTAATGAAATATTGATTGCATTTGAGGCTGAATTTGACTGCAAGGCTTATGTAACAAACAAGCCCAAGAAGTGCATTGCTGCACTTAACCTATTCGATAGACCCTAAACCCAACACCAATCAGATTGTATAAAAAAAAGCGGACACGCGTAAGCGGGTTCAAGATGTGTGGAAAGTAAAATTTAGGAGAAAATAAAATTTTATTTAAAACAAAGGACCAGTTAAAAAGACGCGTACAATATTTTGCTGAGCCCAGTCACTAGTAAAAAACTCGCGCATTTCCAATTCCTGATCCTTATTCATCAAACAAATCACTGGGCAGTTGGTATTGACCTGAAAGGCTTTTATATACTTGCCCGTGATTGTTACTTGCCCCTGACAGCCAAAAAAGGCTTTGGCTAGGGAACTAGATTTGGACATAAGAAAAGAAAAGTCAAAATCATCCAATACAATAAAATCATACTCCTTTTTAAATACCTCCGCATCCCAAGCCCCCCGATTAAAAGCATGCGACCCTAAAGATCGAGCCCACTCAGTTTTACCGAGACGAGACTCCCCGACGAGTACGAGAGACATAGGTCTACTTGGTCGTGGTTGAACGAAGTTACCAGCGACCCAATCCTGAAGTGGACCCGGCAAGTTGGCGAATTCGGTGTAGTTGGGGACGTAGTCGGCATGACTCTTCTTGAATCTTTTGTTGGCGAAGTATTCAAGGCGCTCGTGGTTGATGACGTAATCCCGGGGGTGGTGTTCGGCCATAGCTGACATGAACTCTTCGTTGGTTTCTGCGGTGTGGAGCACTTCACCGATGCTTGGCCCTAAGAATGCGATTAGTAAGTATTTCTACCAAGTTAAAAACAACACAAAACAAAACAACATACCTTTCTGTTTGTCGGAGTCGTCAAATTCTCCTTCTTCAACGAAGTCTCCGTCTTTGAGCACATAGTTGCGTGCGTTTGTAACCTTTCGGGCAACTTCGATACTTGGGTGGTAGGTAACACCTTCGTATTCGAAGTCGAGTGCCCGTTGATTACGACAGAACCAGCGTTCGACCATGGTGACCAAAGCGTGGAGGTGGGAACCTCCGTCGGCATGAAGCTCGGAGCATACGGCAACATATTTGGTGGGGCGGAAAGCAACAAGAAAAGCGAGAAGAGTATCCTTTGGC